GCATATAAAACATTAGAGTACAAGAGAGAGATAGAGGCTTACACAGGGTTAGAGACTATAGCGTTGAGACTCTATGATGATATTAAATATAAAGTAGAAGCAGACATTAAAAAACTAGAGGAGATACTATGTTAAGTTATAATGAAGGCCGTCAAGCAGAAGAATATTTTGTTAAACTTAGGGGTAATAAAATAATACGTAAAGCCTCTAAAGAAGAAGACATGAATGAGCATTGGGATTATTTAGATGAAGAGTTAGGTAAGGTTGATGTAAAAGCAGCTAAACGTAAGTATAGAGGCGGTCCTATAGATTATACTATATGGTGGGAACTACTTACAGTTAAACGGCCTCCTAAAAATAAACCAATGAAAGGATGGGGTGTTCCTAATAAACTAGACAGAGTTATAGCAGTTAAATCCCCTGAAGGATTCTACATACTTGATCCTGTTGATGTTTATCCTGACTTAAAATTAAAATGTAAAGGTTATGGAAGAGGTGAGTTTCTATTACACAAACGGCCTAATAGAGGTGACTTAATGACTATATTACCTTTATCTTACGTAAAAGAAAAAAGTAAATGCTTAATTAAAAAAGAGGAGATAGTTTAATGACACCAAGTGAAGAAGCAGAGTTAGAAGCAAGGCTAACATACGAAGCATTTATCAAGTGGGTAAAGGTTACCTTCTACTGGATAATGGCAATGTTATTAGTACTAGCGTACTTTAACTTTGGAGTAGATAACAAAACAGGTAGTCAGTACAACGGTGTAGTATACGCACCCAAGAATGTAGGAGACAAGTAATGCAACCAAAGAATGCACCATGCCATATCCGTATCAAGGTAGAGCCGACACAGCAGCAGAAAGGTAGAGCCTGTCGCTTACACGGTAAAGACTTCAAGAGTATAGCTGATGCAGCGAGACACTGGAATGTGAACTACTCGTGGGCAGCAGAACAAGTTAGTAAAGGATGGAACAAAGAAGGTTTCCCTCAAAAGTATAGGAAGAGTTATGTCTGAACAATACTGTACAACAAAAGGTTTAGGGTGGGCATTCTTAACGTGTGCATTTCTTATAGCAGGTGTGCCTGTACTGATGTGGTTAGCCTTAGAGGGTAGCAGTTGGTACGAAACATTTAGTATGATGAATCCAATGTGGTGATGATATGAAGAAGACAACAATAATAGATGAGCGTGTACCACTAGGTAAAGTTTACGTTGACTTGACAGTAGATGAAGTGTTAGAGGCATGTAAGAGGTATGCTTCAGATAAAGCTTTTGATGAAGAGTTAGCTAGGGTATACAACAAGGAGACAAGTTTTGATTGAGAGAGGAGATACACATGATGGAACTAGCATTAATCCGTACTATGTTGGACAAAGAGTTCTACGATAACCACAAGGGCATACGATGTCCAGATAAGATATTCAGTAAGGATGCACGTAAGATTAAGCAGACGCTTGACTACGCTATGGATACATACGGTAAGAACATTACACCTACAGAGTTAGAGTCTTTGTTCTTTGTTAACAATACCAGTATGACTACAGCTAACAAGCTAGTCTTTAGTGATTTGTTTCAAAAGGTTGCACGAGAGAAGCCACTGTCTACAGAGATAGCTGATGATGTATTGTCTAAACTATTTCAACAAGTTGTAGGTGAGGAGATTGCTAACCTTGGTTTTGATTACGTTAATGGATCACAATCTAGCTTAGAGCCTTTGAGAAACATACTAAGTAATTACCAAGATGATTTCCTACCCAACCTCAAGGTAGAGTGGGATGATACAAGTATCGATACATTATTAAAAGCCAACGACATACAGTCACAATGGAAGTGGAACATACCTACGCTTAGGCGTAAGACAGAGGGCATCAGCGCAGGACACTTGGTTGTTGTAGGTGCTAGACCTAACACAGGTAAGACTAGCTTTCACGCTAGTACAATAGCTGCACCTGATGGCTTTGCTTCACAGGGTGCTAAGTGTATGGTGCTGTGCAATGAAGAAAGTTATGAACGTGTAGGTGCAAGATACCTTAGTGCCGCTACAAGCATGAGCATGGATGAAGTCAAGACTAACATGGCTGTGGCTGCATTACGTTATGATCCAATAGAGAAGAACGTATTCATTAAGGACAGCACAGGTAAAGACATGGCATGGGTTGAGGCTATCATCAAAGCATATGAGCCTGACATTGTAGTTCTTGATATGGGTGACAAGTTTGCATCGAAGACAAGTGACAAGTCAGACATCTATCTTAAGGAAGCAGCCATACATGCACGTAACATATCTAAGGAACATAAGTGTGCAATCATATGGATGTCACAGTTGAGTGCAGCAGCAGAAGGTTTGGTACATCCTGATCAATCTATGCTTGAAGGTAGCCGTACTGGTAAAGCAGCCGAAGCTGACTTGATGATTCTTATTTCAAAGAACAAGGTGGTTGAAGGACAAGATGAAGAAGAAAGCAGTCAAAGACATCTTTGTATAGCCAAGAACAAACTCAAGGGTGGATGGCATGGTACTATTCACTGTGAGTTAGATGGTGATAGGAGTCAGTACTTAGCATGAGACTTGTAGTTGATGTAGAAAACACAATCACCAAACGAGAGAAGAAGAACATCCTTGATCCGTTTGAACCTGGACTTGAGCTTGTACAAGTAGGTATGCAGAATGTAGACAACCCTGATGAGACATACCTGTTCACACTGAATCATAAGGAAGATCAAGATGTTGGTGGCTCAAGGGCTATGAACATTCAGCTTATACTGGATAACACAACGCTCTTGATCATGCACAATGCACAGCATGACTTGATGTGGCTGTGGGAATCAGGCTTCAAGTATGACGGTGACATCTATGACACGATGTTAGCTGAGTATTTGTTACAGCGTGGGCAGAAAGAACCTATAAGTTTGGAAGCTTGTGCTGAACGTAGGAATCTAAACTATCAGAAGCAAGACACTCTCAAGGAGTATTACAAGAAAGGATACAACACCAATGAGATACCTTTACAAGAGCTTCTTTTTTATCTTAGGAGTGACCTCGACATTACTCGTGAGTTGTACTTTGCCTTGGAACAAGACTACGCCAAGCCAGAGGCAGAGTCCTTACATAAAGTCAGAAGTATTACCTTCCGCACCTGTAAAGCCCTTACCAGAATGTATATGTCAGGAATCCGTGTGGACAGAAGTGCCCTTCAGCAAGTCCGACTAGAGTTTGAAAAAGAGAAAGCTGAGATAGAAGATAGGCTACAACGTAAGACTCGTAAGCTTATGGGTGACACACCTATCAATCTCAATAGCCCTGAGCAAGTATCTCAAGTTATCTTTAGCAGACGTGTGCACAACAAAAAAGAATGGTCTGACTTGTTTGACTACACTGAGACACAGCAAGAGTTTAGAGAAGCTATAGAAGCAAACAGTACTATAGTTAGAAAAACTAAAGCTAGTACTTGCCCTGATTGTAATGGGCGTGGCTTAGTACACAAGCTGCGTAAGGATGGTACACTTTACAAGCTACCAACTAAATGTAAGCCATGTGACAGTAGAGGTTATCTACTAACTAAAACTAAAGAGGTGGCAGGTTTATGTTTCTCTGCACCAAGTAAGAAATGGATAAGTGCAAATGGTTTCAGTACTAGTAAGGGCAACCTTGAAAGTCTTATGGCTACCGCTACAAGCAACGGCATGGAGTCTGCTCTTGATTTCCTTACTGACCTTAAGCGTCTGTCTGCTATTAGCAGTTACCTTAGCAGCTTCGTGGATGGTATCGACATATATACCAAACCAGACGGATTCTTACACGTTAACCTTACCCAAAGTGTTACCAGTACAGGTAGATTTTCTGGACGCAATCCCAACATGCAAAACATGCCAAGAGGAGGAACATTCCCAGTGAAGCGTGTGTTCATATCACGATGGGAGGGTGGACAGATAATGGAATGTGACTTTGCTCAATTGGAGTTCAGAGTTGCTGCATTCCTCTCACAGGACAGCACAGCCATGCAGGAGATAGATACAGGGTTTGATGTGCACTCCTACACTGCAAAGGTTATCAGTGATGCAGGACAGCCTACACAGCGCCAGGCAGCAAAGGAACATACCTTCGCCCCACTCTTCGGAGCTACAGGGTATGGTAGATCAAAGGCTGTAGCTGCATACTACAAGCACTTCAATGAGAAGTACAAAGGTGTAGCTAAGTGGCACAAGAAGTTAGGTGATGAAGCCATGAGGTTTCTTAAGATAACTAACGTGAGTGGTAGACAGTATGCGTTTCCTGATGTGACTCGTAGAAGTAATGGTAACGTATCACACTTCACTATGATAAAGAACTACCCTGTCCAAGGATTTGCTACAGGTGACATCGTGCCTGTTGTACTACTAGAGTTCGAGCGATTGCTTGAGCCTTTACATTCATGCTTAGTCAATACGGTGCACGATTCAATGGTGATAGATGTACACCCTGATGAAGTAAAAAAAGTTTTGACTATAGTGGATACTATTAACTCTAATCTAAACTGTGTTATAAAAGACGCATACGATGTAGAAATGAATGTGCCTTTATTATTAGAAGCTAAAATAGGAAAGAATTGGCTTGACACAGTTGATGTTTAGGGTATAACTAACCATCTTTAACTTTAAAAGAAAGTAAGTAAACAATGAATACAGAACTAGCTATACAAAACGATTTAGGTATGTCTCTTGCAGAGGCAGTAGGTGTAAACCCTCAAAGCGGTGGCGAAAGAAAGACTGCTGCTTTACCTAGAGTAAACCTCATGCACAC